TACTATCTCCAGCTGTTGGAAGCTCGGACCGAAAGAGTCCTGCTTGCCAAAAGAGTAAAGCCAAGCCTTTGTCTTGATTGAAATCAGAGTGGAACACAGAACGTTTCCGCCGCCTATGGCGGCAGAAACGTTTTTAGTTACCTTTGCTGTAGGCATAAGAAGCAAGCCGTTTTTTTCTTGGGTTTTCAATCCCACAAAAGAGTATGGCTCCTTGTCCTGCGAATCGAAGATTGGTCGTCAGAGGCCGTATAGAAGAATGCTCATCGACAGGACATGGCTTATGCCATTTATCCATCAACAAGAGTAACGATATTACCATGGCAAAGAAAGCAAAAAAAGTCAAGACCGCCAAAGGTGCGGAACTTCGGATAGTTAATCCCGATGCGGCGGGGATAGACATCGCGGACGGTATCATGCAAGTTTGCGTCCCTGCCGACCGATCCAAGGACAACAACCGCGCGTTCGGAGCATATACATCCGACCTGCATGCCATCTCGGCATGGCTCAGGGAGTGCGGCATAAAGACAGTCGCAATGGAATCCACCGGGGTTTACTGGATACCGCTGTTCTGCCGCCTTCAGGAAGACGGACTGGATGTCGTATTGACCAACGCAAGGGACGTGAAGAACATAACGGAGAGGAAAACCGACGAGTCGGATGCCGAATGGCTGATGTTGCTGCACCAGTACGGGTTGCTCAAGGCAAGTTTCCAACCGCACAACGACGCCAAACGGATGAGGACACTCACCCGTCACCGTGACACCCTCTCGCGTGAGGCCTCAAGCATAGTCCTGCGTATGCAGAAAGCCATGCAGCAGATGAACATAAAACTTACGCTTGTCCTGTCTGACATTACGGGAAAATCCGGCATACGTATCATCGAGGCCATTCTTGCAGGTGAACGTGACCCCAAGAGACTTGCGGACCTGGCTGACATCCAGTGCAAGACTCCGAAAGAGGAAATAGCCAAGGCACTTGAGGGCAACTGGGAAGAAGACCTCATGTTTGTCCTCAGGCAAAACTATGATACTTTCAAACATTATTGTACCCAACTTGGCGAGTGCGATGCAGAACTGGAGAAACTCATGGAAAACTACCGTGCGGAGGTTGCCAAAGTGGAAGATACTTCATATAGCCCGGCAAAAAAACGCCGCGATTATAAAAAGACCAGGCATACCGTGGGCTTCGACGTGGAAAGGAAAGCATACGAAATGTGGGGAGTGAACGTTTTTGAGATACCGGGCATAAGCCACCTGACCGCACTTGAACTGATGAGTGAACTGGGGCACGACTTTACCCGGAAGTTCCCGTCTTCCAAACAGTTCTGCTGTTGGTGCAACATCTCACCGAACACCAAGATATCAGGAGGAAAAAGAATATCAAGCCACGTGCCACACCGTCGGAACAATGTCGGGTTGATTTTTAGAAGTATCGCTTCTTCGCTCGCCAATGCGAAGAACCAATTGGGGAACTTCTACCGCAGAATACGTTCACGGGCCGGAGGTAAAGCCGCAGTCATTGCCACTGCCCACAAGGTAGCCGAGATATTCTTTGCCATGGTTGCAAACCAAACAACTTATAATCCGGAAAGAGTAGGTATAGACGAGAAAGTATTACTCGAAAAACGGATTACAAGATACAAACGTGAATTAGAACGAATTACAGGGACACATATAGAAATTGGCAATGCATGTGTTCCATAGAAGAAAGATATGGGACGGATGTGTGGTGCCTGTTCCGCTATCTTGCCAAGCAGATAAGGCACATGGTCGGATGCGTAC